TAGCAAGTTTGAATGCTTGATGACCTTCTTCTTTAAGACGCAAACCATCATTTCTTCCTGTAGTCCACCAATGTACGATATAATATTCTACTGGATGTGTATAATCTGTTTTTTGTTTTCTTATTTCAGCCAATACTGCTGTAGTAATTTTTTCTTTTGTTGGCTTAAGGTTGCTCATCTGGATATACACATGTTCCAGAGTTCATAAAAACTACAGTAAATTTATTTGTTTTAAATTGTGAATTTAATTTTCTACACAAATTACGTGCATGACCTGGATTACTAAAACTTGTTTTTTTGTATTTGGGTGTAGCCTCATTATCTAAGTAGTGTTGGCTTTTTAAATTTATAGATTGCCCGTCATAAAATACAGCCCAAATTCCTGCTGCTTCAACAATTTGGTCGCATTTATATGTTACCTTGTCTACAAGTTCTAATAAAACTTTGGGTTGTGTTCTACTCATTAAATGATCGACCCTTTAATTCAATTTTTACAACAGGTTCTTTAGTAGGCTTCTGTAACAATTCATTATAATCAACTAATAACTTTGCAATCTCATCACGCAAAAACCTAGCATCTGAGATTGACATTACCAAATCTTTATTTGCCTTAGACTCGATTAAAGATACCTTTTCAATAAACTTTTTAATATACATTATAGTTTATTTATCTGGATTTCTGCTTCAGACTTTGATTTATATGGTCCTAAATAGTCATATCTTTGAATAAAAATATATTTAGGACAAAATATTACTTCAATATTTTGTGATTGTTTTATAACATACCAACCTGCAGCATAATAACATTTACTTTTTAGTGATTTTGTATAAAGATGTATACGTTTTTTAATATCAAAAATACTATTATATACCTTACCTGCGGTTGGAAATTCACTGTAAAGTAAATCTGTTTTTTTGTTTGTTAATTTAATTTTTTCAAATGTAATTTTGTAAGTCCTAGTAATATCGTCAGTGGCTTTAAATCTACTATTTTGTCCATTTAAAAGAACTTGGTATTCAGTACCATCTGCAATAACATTACCCACTTTTTCTTCACCGTCAGTAACTACCCAGTACTGGTCTTGTATAATTGGTTTTGCAATTAATTGTTTCATATTTAAATATTTTCCGTGTCTTTTAAGTGTACCCAACCAGTAAATTCATTCCATTGTTTTTCTAATTCTATAATCTTATTACGAATTTGTTTTTGTTTATAGTCCCGCCATTCCATTGCTATACCTACAGTTTTTTCACTGTGACCTACGTCAGCAACAAAGCCTTCTATGCTTTCATACTTAACAGCCTTAGTCATCCATTCACGGTTGACAACCATAGATTTACTAAAATCAAATGTCCAACCATCTTTTAAATCAATTTTTGCATTAAGTTCATCCTTCCGAGTGTAACCTCCACCTAAACAACTTAATACAGTAATATCATCACCCCTAACATCTACTACAACAAAATAAGGACAAATCCTTTCATGCCAATAATCACCAATTCGTGGATTTTCCAAACTTTGTTGGTTTTTTACTTTACGTTCTTCATAATCATAGTTCATACCAATGATCCTTTATATGGGCTGTTTAACCATTTGCTATATGTTTCTGCTTGGTCACTGATTTTATTAAGTTCATATTTTCCACAAAACTTCATAAAATGTATACCAATTTGAGGAGTGGTTGCTATTCGAACTCCATTCCGAATCGCAAAATCTACTTTATCTTTTACTTCTTGTGGTTGAGCATTCAAGTCAATAAGTGTACGATTACGTTCATAACAATCACGTACACGTTGTTCTTCACCGTTATGATCTAACCATCGTTGTAACATCATGTTATTCCAATGGAAACCTTGTTTATTACGGTCAGCAAAAGCTTCTAATAGACCAACTTTATTTTTACTGCCTTTTTCACGTACACCAGGATAAGCACTGAATACATTATCGGTGCTATCACCTCGCATACACTTTTTAAACAATAAATATTCTGGGTCTTCAAGTAACTTATGTTCTTTAGTTTTTTTGTCAATTACAGGCTTACCATTATCCTTAAAATATCCTTCGAGGGTAATGAATTCGTTGGATACTCCGTTGTATTGGAACACATTCTCACTAATAAGCTGAATGTAATCAGTATCAGAACTAATAATATAATGCGTGTCATTTGGATGTAATGTAATGAATCTTGCAATAAGATCATCTGCTTCAGCGTTAGGTTCACGCAAAACAGACACATTAGTTTTTTCACGTAGAAAAGTTGTAAACATTTCATACGTTTCCCAAAACATTTTGTTTTCTTCAATCTCTGCTTCTGTCATAGCAGATTCATCAAGCTTACGATTGGCTTTGTAAGGTTTGTAATAATCTTTGCGCCATGACCTGCCCTCTAACATAAAAACAACGTGGTCTATTTTATGAGTACGTACTACTTGATTTACACTTGCAAGTGTAAGATGTAATGCCATACCAATCTTTTCCCAAGTGTCGCTATTACGACTTGCAACATGCCGAGCACGGAAGAAAGTATTTGCAGTGTCTATTAGTGCGTATTTCATATGTAGGAAAGTATGTAGTTTGATAATATGTCTATATTATACGCATATTATCAGTTGTTGTCAAGAATTTATATCCAAATATTCTTTTGGATTGTTCCTAATTTTTTCCATTAATAATTTAAGGTTGTCATCCTCACTAGTAATTGGAAAGTATTTTTCTTTTACCCAAAATAAACCTTTGATATTTTTAGTTTTATTATAATACCATTCTATTACAGACTCTAAAGTTAATAATGTATATCCTTTTGGGCTTGTTTTATATTGTAGATATTCAGTGCTATCCATACCATTAAATTTCATACGGTATGGTAAAAAATGGTTTTTACCTGATTCTTCAAGTGCTTCAATTTTATAGTCTAGACCTGGTATACAAACACATAACCTATGTATTGTCATAAGGTTTCCCCCGCTACTATAATTTTTCATTCTACTATGTAGTTCAGTAAAAATACCATTTTTTATATATGTTTCTCTACCCTCATATATACCGATATAAAGACAGGTATTCATTTAATGTTCGATGATATTTTTTAGATTTTCATCTACATTTTCTCCGTCGAGAGTAAGTGCATCAAACATCTCATAATCACCCTCTTTAAAATCGTTTAAAAACATTTTACGAATTTTATTGAATTTTCCGCCTGCACGATAATAACACTGTAGCAAAAGGGCAAGCGAAGCATCTTCATCTACACTAATCTTTTTAGGAGTATCCTCACCGTTAATAGTTTTAACATAAAGCTTATAAGTTTTTTCTGTTAATTTCTTCCATTTAGCAGGAGTACCAACAGTATTTTTAATAATGTTTGCAAGTTGTGTAATAAAATCTTTAACTTCAATATTATCTAAACTAGTATCGCAGCGCATTCTTTCCTTAAGCTTACGCATAGGAATAATCTCAAAAGCGTCTACAGGTAGATGGTCCCAGTTTAACTGATGAAGTTGGCAAATCCAATGCAAGTCCTCAGGTTTCATATCTTTAAGCAAGTCAACACGGGAAAAAGCCCCTGGCTTTACTGACTCTGATTTATTACTTTCGTGTACAGGATAGATGCCATATTGTTCAAGAATACACTGTTGTTCATATGCATCTTCCCATTCAGGATTACCGCAATCTTCATCTGGACTATCTTGACGTTTGCCCAGTACCATATTTTTCCATTTATCAAAACGTGCAAGTTCTAATTTATCATCACCGTTGATACCTAAAAAATGTTCCCTAGCAAAAGTAAAGTTGTCACATTCTACTACTTGGCAGTTAATAGGTACATCTTTCCAATTATCAATGCCAAAACCTTCAATAAGTCCTAACTTGGCTCTAATACCAATCGTTGTTGCAGTATGTTGTCCATCGATAATATACAAGAAATATTCACCTTTAAATTTAATTTTAAGTACATTTACAAATTGTACTTTATGAGGATTATATTTTTCTTGAATTTTCTTTAGGTGCTTTTTATCAATGGGTCTTTGTACAGCCAAAGCACTAAGTAACTCTTTAAGAGGAATGCTTAAAGCATATGACCAATCTGATATTTTTTGTACTGTAAATTTACCATTCTTTTTAAGATTTTTAATTGTGACATTACAGATAGGGTCATCAAAAAATTCTTCAACCAATGTTTCCACTGATTTAGCATCATGCTGGTCAGGACGTTTGTCTAATTCATTGAATGCCCTGTCTTGTTGACTAATCACAGGGACAGACTCATACGAATCTAATACATTAATTTGTAAAGAATC